GTCGACTAACCGTAATCTTTGTTATATAGCGCAATGGCGGCGTCGGAGAAGACAATATCTCCGATTTGCGCACTGCGTATCTGATCACAAAGATCGGTAAAATCTGCCTCCGTCATATGATAACGGACCAACAGGGCGGAAGTTGGTATATAGACACCGGAAACTCCGATTGACTTAGACGACATGTCTGTCAAGGTGCTGGCATACACAGCACCCGTCATTTGCACGCGATCCTCATCTTTAATGATTCGTGTGTCCATAGCCTCCCGCAAGGCGTGCAATCCCCAGTTACTACGACTGATTGCTACGTCGCTCAAGAACGTCTCCACGCGCTTGATATAGGAACCTCTACCAGGAAGGTCCCCTTTAAATGTGGCATACCCACGCACCTCTACACCTAGCCCCATATAAGGGATATACTCCCCATCAACGATGGCTATGCTGTGCTTCAAAAACTGCAGGTCCTCCGGCTTTTCGCACAATTGTGCTTTGACTAGATATCCTGCCAGCGCAGCAGCTCTGGTGTATGCGAGCACAAACTCGGCTTTTGTCATCACACTCGGATCCGGAGCGATCGACTCTAACGCGATACCAATCATCATATTGGCGAAATTGTTAGTGACGGTGGTCCCGGCGAAACCCGAGTACATTCGTGATGTTGTGAAGGAGTATTTGACCTTTTGTTTCGAGCGTTTAGCTGGATTCCTGAAGGTCAGGTCCTTTTTGAGGTACGCATACGCGCGCCTGATCGCACTGGAGTGTACATTTTCAACTCCTCGAGTGGTTGAGAGGAAATCCTCCACCATTTTCAGCATTGCTGTGTAGTGCGAACCATCGCATTGCTTGATGTCGCCGTTAAAGAAAACGACCCCATCAGAGCAATACGCTGAAACACAACAATCATCGGAAAAGTATACATAGTACGCTTTCCCGGAAGCAGGGTTCACGAGATTCTTAAAGACATCCACAAGTTTGCCTTTATCTGGAGACTTAACAAATTCATACTCGTAATTACCAGTTTTGAAATTCTCGCGCCCCTCCATGGCTGCCTTGATCGAGTCAAAACACCAGGCTGTCGCACTAGTTCTGACCGACCCCAAATCACCGACACCACGTTTCTTGCCGTCAGGGAGTAACTCACCCTTCTTCGGTTTGAACTGGACGTTCTTGTGGTCATCTTCATAATCGTGACCAGTGATTTGGTTGAGCTCTTCTCGCTCGATCCGCATGCGTCGCTTGGCATTCGGTTTAAATAACCATTCTGGGTAGGCCTCCTCATATGGAGAGCGGTCCATGTTGGATTCAAACCAAGCCTTGTAACGCAAAAGTGTGACGCGGAACTTCCGGCGGAATCTCTCTTGATTCCGGATCAACCTTCCATTCACCCAAGGTTTAGTGGGTTCGCGCAGGGCAATCATTCTACCAATGGCTGTCCGGCACTCATCGGGTCCAGCCCCCGGATAATTGTACGGGAGGGCGAACCCGGGACCAAAATACGAAAGATAATCATTCTCGTATTGGTCTTTAGGCATCTCGAATTTTGGTGTAAAGTCGGGATGCACCTCTCCTGATCCTAGGAGGCGCTTGCGGCATGAAAGAGTAAGAACTGACTCTTCACACGGCTTCGGGGTGTAAGTGAACGACGGTGTGAGTTTGTATATTCCAATATAATATACCCCCGAGACTCTCGTCGCGCTCATGAATCACCTGATGGGAAGGACAAGCGGTCTTGCCGCTAACCCTCCATCAGTGATCATGCTCTGCTGTGTAGCGATCAACTCTTGTGTCGCATACTTCACCGTGTTCACCACAATCTGGTGTTTGACACGACCATCTTCATGATGGAATTTCTTGGCGTGCTCTAGCGCGGCGTACAGCATCCTGTCGGATGTACCTTTGACGCGCGCACTGCTGGTCGCAAACTCATTGATCAGAATCACGTTAAGTTGTTGTGAAATCTGCGACTCATAATAGCTCGTAGAGCCAGCAATGTATGACCATGACATCGTGTCATACCGGTCGTAGATGCAGGCTTGGAGCTCCCCGTGTAATACACAACTTGCTTGCGAAAGTCCAGAAAATTGGACGGCGTCGTACAAAGTGTAGCTAGCCGCAACGAACAAAGCACACATGCACTTAAATTCGATAGCGCCTGGAGCCATCATAAATACTCCAAGCACTCCGGTGATGGCGCCAATAGTATCACAATTGAAGCCATATTCGAGCGAGGAGAAATCCCAACGTATCACGCATTCGCGTAGGTGGCGGTACTCATTGCATACCGGCAACCAAAGCAAGAAGATAATCGAATCGAAATATGACAAGTAGCGCAACTGCCCAAGGTATGCAAACACAAGCATAAATGGGGTGTTACCTATTGTCAAATCAGCATTATCGAATATCCACATAGCCAGGCACAACAACAAGTGCGAGGCAAAGAAGAAGCATGTCCGAAGGAACAGCGAGTGGGCCCCAAGATTTGGGGTACGCCGTTGACTTGGGATACGCACTTTGACAATGTCGAGTTCGGGTATTTCAGGTAGTTTCTCGGAAATCTCGGACAACGTGTCATCTTCTTCATCAGCGTCGGGTGCGAGAGGTCCGGGGACCTGCGGAGCACCGTTGGCTTCTGGGGGGTTTCCAGCTCCAATGGGCTGGTCTATCGCTGAGGTATCCACAAAAACTGTGGCAGACGACCTCAACGGACTATTGTGCACAAACCGGCACATTTCTCTAGAGCACGATCCACGCTCAACGTAGTCACGACACACACGTTGAGCTGGGGCTTCAAAGCCAGATTTGGATTTATGGCAATTGCCAACAGCTCCGTGGATTCTCTTATTATCCGCTTCTTTCTTGGTTCTCTTCCTAGTATCATTTCCCTCTTTCCCGGAGCGAGAGTCCCTTGTGGGGCCTCCTCCGTGTGGCCTATCTTCTGCTGGGCTACAGTT